AACGCCGTGTCTTCAGCTGGTGTGGTTGACATTGCTGACGGCACAACCGTAAGCGCAACTGACACTGACTAATTGATGGTCAGTTAGCTAGGCCATCTTCTGGGGATCCTCGGAGGATGGCCTTTCTCACATTGAGAGGTTCAAATGGCTGCTGGCGACACTGGTGTATCGATATGTTCTGATGCCTTGCTCCTGATTGGTGCCAAGGCTATTTCGTCTTTTAACGACGGCACCGATGAGTCAAGCGTTTGCGACCGACTCTATCCAGATATCCGCGACTCTACCTTGGTCATGTACCCGTGGTCTTTTGGCATGAAGAAGGTGCAGCTGGCTCAGCTCATTACCACCCCAACAACTGTTTGGACTTACGAGTACCAGCTCCCCGGCGACAAACTGGCCAACCCCCGTGCTGTGTACAACAGCGCCAACTCCGGCAGCCCTGTGCAAAAGGATTGGGAGATCCAAGGCGACAAGCTGCTCACCAACCTGACCAGCGTCTACATTGATTACCAGTTTAGCGTCCCTGAGTACGCCATGCCGCAGTACTTTGTGCAGCTGCTCAAGTACATGATTGCGTGGCACATTGCTGAGACTATTACCGAGCAGCAAGACAAGTCTGCCAAGTGGCAGCGTGTGGCCACAGGTGACCCATCTGAGAATGGTCGCGGTGGCTTTTTGCGCACCGCTATGAATATCGATGGCCAGAACAACCCTGTGCGCGTGATTGAAGACTACAGCCTAATTGCGGTGAGAAACTGATGCCACGCTTTGTTGAGTTCACCACCAACTTCGCAACAGGCGAGCTCGACCCATTGCTGCGTGCGCGGGTTGACTTGGCCGCATACGGCAATGCACTGGCCAAGGCTACCAACGTGCTGATCCAGCCGCAGGGTGGCCTGCGCCGTAGGCCCGGCAGTAAGCACATCTTTGAGCTGCCAAACACAAGCACCGAGTCAGCTGGCAACGGTGTGCGCTTGGTTCCATTTCAGTTTTCTGTGGACGACAGCTACATGCTGTGCTTTACCCACAACCGCATGCATGTCGTCAAGGGCGGCGTGGTGCAGTCCAACATCAACGGCACCGGCAACAGCTACCTGACCACCACCATTGGGTCCAGCATTGTTGATGATATGTGCTGGATACAGTCTGCCGACACATTGATTGTGGTGCATCCAGATCTGCAGCCGGTGCGGATCACCAGAACCAGCGACACCGCTTGGACGGCCACATCAATCACGTTTGACTCAATACCCAAGTATGCATATGACATTGATTTTCATACCAATACCAGCTCAACCCTGACCCCGTCTGCCGTGTCTGGTAATGTGACCTTGACGGCATCAACGACGCATCACGACTCTGGCACAGCGCAAGCTGGCACCAGCACGACCATTACCCTTAAAGCAACAGCAAGTGCAACAGATGACATATATGTTGGCATGTACGTCAACATCACAGGCGGCACAGGCTCTGGCCAAACTCGGCTGATTGAGGACTACAACGGCACCACCAAGGTGGCCACAGTTGAAGAGGCCTTCACCGTCACGCCAAACGGCACAAGCACCTACACCACAACCACGTTTTCAGCTCTGTCTGTCAACCAATACATCAATGTGCAGCCGCAGGGTCGCGCAAGGATTGTGCGGTATGTGTCAGCCACAGTGGTTGAGGTGGTGACAGAGTACCCATTCTTTAACACCACCGTGATTGATGCAGGCCGCTGGGAACTTGAGCATGGCTATGTGGATGTGTGGTCAAGCACTAAGGGCTGGCCACGCTCTGTGACTTTTCACGAAGGCAGGCTCTATTTTGGTGGCAGCAAGTCGCGGCCATCCACGATCTGGGGCTCCAAGATCGGCCTGTTCTTTGACTTTGTGCCAAGCGAGTCGCTGGATGATGACGCGGTCGAGGCCACACTTGACACCAACGATTTGAACGTAATCACTGACATCATCAGCTCGCGTGACTTCCAAGTGTTCACCACTGGCGGTGAGTTCTTTGTGCCGCAGCAGGGCACTGATCCAGTCACGCCGCTGACCTTTACATTCAAGAACGTGAGTCGCAATGGCATCAAGCCCGGCACTCGCGTGCAATCGGTTGAGTCTGGATCGATCTACATTCAGCGCCAAGGCAAGTCGCTTAACGAGTTTGTGTTTAGTGACACCCAGCTCACCTACATTACGCAGCGGATCTCATTGCTGTCTGGCCACCTACTCAAAGGGCCACAGCGCGTTGCGTTGCGTCGAGCATCAAGTACCGAAGAAGCCGACTTGCTGTTGATGACCAACACTGATGACGGCACCATGGGTGTGTTCAGCATCATGCGCAGCCAGCAAGTGACCAGCCCATCTGAGTTCATCACAGATGGCTCTTACATCGATGTGGGCGTGGATGTGAACGCCATCTATGTGGTGACCAAGCGCACGTTCAACAGCGTTGACAGGTACTTCATTGAGCTCTTTGGCTACGAGTATTTCACCGACTGCGCGTTTGTTGGCGGTGCAGCAGCCAGCGCCAGCAGCCTGCCTCATGTGGCCAAGGTGTTGAACGTGATCACCGATGGCTCGCCACAAGGGAATGAGACTGTGAGCGGAGCTGGCGCTGTGACCTTTGACCGATCTAGCACCACCAGCTATGAGGTTGGCCTGCCAATCACGGTCTACGTTAAGACCATGCCTGCTGAAGTTAAGTTGCAAACCGGCAGCCGGGTGTCGTTCAAGAAGCGCATTGTGGAGATCAGCGCAGTGGTCAACGAGACTCAAAACATGATCATCAACCAGCAGCCGGTGGCGTTTAGGTTGTTTGACAACCCGCTGCTGGACGACCCCATACCAGAGTTCACCGGCATCAAGCGCGTCAATGGCGTGCTTGGTTACAGCCGCGAGCAGTCCATTGAGGTATCCCAAGACTTGCCGGTCAAGATGAACCTGCTGGGCTTGGACTACCGAGTAGCTGTTTTCTCAGGAACATGACATGGCAACAGCAGTAACACCCGGACAAGTAGTTGGAGTCGCAGGCCTGATTGGTGCCTACGGCGAAGCCGAGGCGCAAAAAGCTGCGGCGATAAATCAGCAGACAAGCTACCTGCTGCAAGCGCGTGACACGTTGGCTGTGGCCGAGGTGCGTGCCGACATGTCTGAGCAGTACTCCACTATCCAAGCCGGTCGCACAATTAAACGCGCCGAAATGGAAGCTCAGAATTACACCATTGCTGGCAATGGTTTACTTAGGAACATGCGAGCAACCAACGCAGCTATTCGCGCAAGAGCTGCTGCAAGCGGCGTGGTGCTGGGTGAGGGATCTGTGCAGGCTGTGCAGCGCGAGAACGTGGCTGCCACATTTCGTGATGTTGGTATTGCTGACCTTAACGCACTGACTGCGCGGGTCATGGGCTTTGAGGATGCCAGCGCCATGCTGGAGTCCACCGACTACCAAAACATGCTCAACCTGTACAGCGCAAGAAGCCAAGCTGGCCAGCTAAATTTTGCTGGCTCTGCCGCTCGCAGGGCTGGCGGCATCCTTGCCGGAGCAACATTAACCAGTGCTTTGGCTCCGGCTTACAAAGCATATACGGATAAATAAACATGGCCACAAGAATCGAATCAGGACAAATGCAATTGCGCTCTGTTGGTGGTGTACCAATGACGCAAGTGCAGCAGCAACAGGTTGATTACATTGGGCCGCGTGTTGCTGCACAAGGTGCCAGCCAGCTTGCGCAGATTCTTGATCGCATGAGCGCCAGTGCATTTCAAACTGCTGCCGGTATGCGCCAGCAAGAAGGCTTGCAGTTTGCCGCACAAAACCCATTGACATCTGAGCAGGTGCAGCTTGCCAAAGATGGAGTTAATCCAGAGGGTTGGTTTATGGGGCCTAATGGGTCAACACTTCCAATGCCAAGTGTCAATTCAGCTGGATATTTTGCGCAAGCTGTTGCCAAAGCTCGCAGCCTTGAGCTATCTGGCCACTTTGAGATTGAAGGCCGCAATGAGTTGGTGAAGCTGTTGTCTCAGGTCGAGGCAGGTCAAATTGACTCTGCCCAAGTCGCAGCAAAAGTTCAGACTATGTCCGACGGTTTCTCAAAGTCTTTGGCAAACATTGACCCAGAGGCATCAATCAAGTTCCGAGCAACCATGGCCACGCACGGCAACACCGTGCTCAATGCTGCCTACAAGGCCGAGCTTGACAGAGCCAAAGCACAGCGCATTGCTAAGTTCGACTCTGACTTTGATAACAGCACACGACTGCTTGAGCAAACAATTTCTCAAGGTAGCTTTACTGATGCCAGTGGCCAACAGCGCTCCATTGATGAGTTGGCTGATGTGTTTCGCAAGAACGTGCTGACACAGTCTTTATTGCTTGGCGACAAAGCTTTGCAGACAGAATACAGCACCAAGTTTGAGGTAGCGTTGCGCACAGCCAAGATCAATTCTGTGACCAAGGCTTTGATTACTGATGCCAACATGGTAGACCCAGAGCTGACTCTTAAAAACCTGAGAGAAGGCAAACTTGGCAACATGAGCCCAGTGCTTCAGTCCATGATCGTCAATGACTTTGATGCTGTGGCTAAGGTGACTGCCAACTATATGGTGGCTGTCAACAGCCGCAAGTCAATCAAGGATGCCAAGATTGTTGAAGAAAAACGTGCAGCTGTTGCTGAATTTGTTCCGCTATATGAACAAGCCATATCAGCTCCAGAAGGAAGCCCCGCCAGAAAAAAGTTTGCTGGGCAAATTGCTGACCTTGCAACACGATCTCCAGATGCCGTGCCTATTGGGGTATTGAAAGATTTGCTTGAGCCAAGCAAAGAGGGTAATTCGGTTGCGGAACTAAATGTGTTGAATAGTATTTTTCTTGGAACAATTAACAGTTCAGAGCAAATTATGAAAAACAATACGTTGAATGCTAAACAAAAAATTACTGCATTAAAGTTTTTTATTAGTGAGGATCGCCGCGATCAATATGACTTGATTTCTGGAATATCAAAATTATCTGGCATACCAGTAATACCCGGCAGCGTAGTAGTAGTTGATCCAAAGGGTGAAGAGTTTAAGAGGCGCAACGATTTAAATGCTGAATCTTTGCAAATTCAAGCTGAGGCTGCGCGCAAAGGTGAAGTGCTAACCCCTCGACAAATACTTTCTAAGCTAGAAGAAAACCTTACTCTAAGAAGAAATTCAGAGTCAGCAAAAGCTGCAAGAAGCACATTGACACAAGTGTATGAAAAGAAAGAATGGATTAATGGGGCAATTACCCGTGAATCTTTGTCAGCTCTTCAGCAAAAAGCAGGTAGCAATAGACAAAAACTACAAGAGCTAGAGCAGATTAAAAAACTTATACGCAAAGCAGAGGGAGAGCAGTAATGGCCTACAGCTCATTTGAAGACAAATACCTGTCGGCCTTGGCTGCTGTCCAGTTTCCTGACATGCCTGTTGAGCCAGCGATGCCAGAGCAGACCATGCCCGGCAGACAAGAAGGTGATGTGATGCTGGCCGAGGTTGGGTCGCGTAATTTGCCAGAGCAGGCCTACAGTGGCCGTTATCCAGACAGCATGAAAGCTATTGAGCCAACCGTGCGCGAGCGTTTGGCAGGCGTGTTGCAATCCAGCTTTGAAGGCTTGGGCATGGATCGCTACAAGGCTCGCCAAAACGCTCAGACGCTGATTGGTGGTGGTAGTAGCAACCTGCCGTTGAACATAGGCTTGGCTGACTTTGTGCCATTCTTGGGTACAGGGCTGCAGACTGAAGAGTCTGCAATCATGGGCGGTGAGTCAATTGAGTCTGCCAAACGCGGCGACTATGGAACGGCTGCACTGCAAGCTGGAGGTGCTGTGCTTGGTTTGGTGCCCGGAGTAGCTGGCACGGTCAAGGCAGGCAAGGCGCTTGCCCCCGAAGCTGGACAGATGATCAGCAAAAGCATGGAAAAACTTGGCACTCCACTCCAAATGAATATTGTGGAGCCCAGCCCATCATCAATACAGGGGCCGGTATTAAACAGACAAGAAAAAGCCGTTATCAGTGCTGGCGCTGGGCGCAAAAAGCTAGTACGAGATGAAGCAATAAAACTTGCAGAAACCTTGAAGTCCAACTACCCAGAGGGAGATGGATGGTCGCCAATAGAAATTGGGAAAGTAGATCAAAAATTTGATAAAGCTGGCAAGTTTGTAAAAGTAGAAGTTGATCCAAAGGCTATTGCCTACGACTTTCACACGCCGCCAGAAGGCGTGCCAGAAGAAGCATGGCAAGCCACAATGTCATCGCGTATTTTGGATGAGGTGCAGATCGTTGTTGACCGTGCCGCTTCTGGTGATAAAGCCGCCTTAGATATTTTGGCAGAAGCAAGCTGGTATCGAACCATGCGCGACAGGTTACGCGCAGAGTTTGGTGGCCTTGGTGATGTATTTGCGGATGTCTTAGGTACAACCTCGGCGCAAACAGATGTTCGTCAAAACTTTAAAAACGCAGTGACGGTTCTTACAAAATTCAGCCGTGGCGATTACGATAAAACGCTGGCAGCTTATGAAGCAAGAGTTGCTAAAGGGCAGCCAGTAGATCCCGAAACCTTAAGCGCTTTGGATAAAGCAGGTGATTTTGACTTAATCAAAAATGATGCCGGTAAATTGTTTAATACAAATAGCCCGGCAACCATGGGCGCTTTGCTAGACATGTTCCGAGCAATTAAAGCTGGAGATTCTCCAAAGACTCCAAACTTTACAGGCAATTTAATTGGCTTGACTAATGAGGCAACCATTGATGTCTGGGCCGCTCGCATGTTGCGCAGACTGGCTGATTTACCAAGAATACCTCCACCAGCAGAAAAAGGCGTTGGTGGTGCCCATCAAAAAGGATCAACATTATTTGAGCCAAAAGTAAGTGGTGAATTCGGCTTTGGCCAAGATGCATTTAGAGAAGCGGCTGACGAAATAAACAAAAGCGGAATTATTAAAAATGTTGCCCCGGCCATTGGTGACCTTGGGCCAGACGACTTGCAAGCAGTTGCATGGTTTATTGAAAAAGAAAAATGGACAAACAACGGCTGGACAACAAAAGCCGGTGAAGGTGGCTCGCTTGATTACGAAATGTCATTGGCTGGCGCTGCTGATCAAAGCCGCATCAGTGATTTAAGAAAAGGAATCAACAAGTCATTCCAAGGGCCAGCCCGGCGCAAGGGTGAATTGGAAATGGGCGAGCAAGCTTACGAGTATCGTGTCAACCCATTGCGAGAGCAAGACCTTGCAAACAAAGAAGCCATGAGGCAAGAGCTTTTGCAATCCAAGGCCAGCGTTGATCGTTACACGCTTGGCGTTTCTGGAGAGCGTCCAGACAAGCCAATGAGCAACTATGCGCAAGCCGAGCTTGCCGCTGAATTTGATGATGTTGTGCGTGATGATGCAAGTGTTGTTGCATATAACTTGGCAAACACATACGGTTCCTTTATGGGAGATACAGAGCGAGCTTTAAATGCCGAATTTGTTGTGCGTCAAAATTTTAATCCCTCATCGCTTGAACGTCGCATGGTTGAGCAAGGCAAGACCTACGACCAAGATGCTGTCTTTATTTCTAAAGTAGTCCCAGATGGCGTAAGTCCAAACGCAAGACCCGGCGTTGAAATTTATTTCAAGCAAAAGATGACACCTGATCAAATGGCGGCGGTCACAGCAAAGCTGCGCCAGTATGGTGTTGATGGGTTTACTTATGTAACAGACATGCGATTCAATGACCGTATCAATGTACAGGCTCGCGCAGGTGGAGCTGAAACTGCAGGCTTGAATGGACTACGTTTTCAGTACATTCCTGAATTTGATGATGCGTTTAGCGCAGCTGACCAAGCCAAAATCATGCAAGAAAAAGAAGATCTGTTCCAAGACATTGTTGGCGATATAATCAAAGAGGGCAACGTGTCTGATGCCCGATTGGTTTTCTACGATACCAAGGTCTACTTTAGGGGTGATTACGATGAGTACCTTACAAGAACAGCTGGACAGGCTAATCCAACGCAAGGGGGAGCAAGACCCACTGGTGCAGATGTTGCGCAACCAAATCCAAGCGGAGAAGTCGGGCAAGACTTCACAAGAGTTGTATCTGACCGGCTCCGTAAAAAAGCAGCCAGCAGCAAATCCACAACAGTAAAACGGGGCGGTGCAGCTCCAACCTCTGGAGCTGAATAATGGCCATTCAACAAAGCCCTCTTGAACAACGACTTGGCCAGATCCTGCCGAGCGCTGCGCCCAGCACCCCAGCCGATCAGATACCGCTTGAGCCAATGCCCGGCGCTGACCAAAGCGCTGATGCTGAGATGCCAATGCCTGCTGAAGCCGGTACACCAAGCATGGAAGAAGGCATCCAAGTTGCTGGCCCAATTGATGCCGCTATCCGCAAACTGATTACCCGGCAGGCCACCAAGGCCGAGCGCAACTTGGTGCCAGAAGCCGCACGCATGCCAGAAGGCCAACTGCCAGAGGCCGCCAAGGCTGGCCGGTTCAAGCTGATCCCAGAGGCTGATCAAGTCTTGACCGATGAAGTTGGCCGTGCTGTCAGTCGCCGTCAAACCTTTGGCATTACTCAGGGCAAGCCCGGCGGCACACCCGATGAGCCCTTCAACCTGTCGCGCTACCAGACCGAAGACGCAGCTGCCATTGTGGGCGGTGTGGCTGATGCGCTCAATATCAGAACCAAGGCCGTCACGTTCCAAGAGATCAAGGACAAGGCAGCAGAGTCTGGCATCAGTGAGGGCTTCTTGTCCCGGCTGATCGGCAGCGATGGCCGCATGATGGCCAATGCCGTCGAGACCTACAAAGCGCTTGAGGTGCTGGAGTCTAGCGCCAACGAACTCGACAAGCTGTTCAAGATGGTCAACAGCGGCACGGCCACCGATGTGGACAAGCTCAAGCTGCGCCAGCAAATCGCCTTCCACGGCCTGATCCAGCGCGGTGTCAAGGGCATCCAGACTGAGACCGCCAGATCGCTGGCTGTGTTCCGCATTCCCCGCGATGGCAATGCTGCCGTGGTGCGCCAAGTGATTGACGAATACGGTGGCGACGCAGCCCTGTCTGACATGGCCAAGTCTTATCTGACGCTGGAGTCGCGTGCGGCTCGCAACTCTATGGTGGAAAAATCAACCATGTCGGGCTTGAAGGATATGTGGTTCACCACCTACATCAACGGCTTGCTGTCTAGCCCTGTGTCGCATGCCAAGAACATAGTGTCTAACACCACCTTTGGCTTGTATCAAATACCAGAGCGCTTGATTGCATCTTTCTACAGCAACACACTGCCGCAAGGAGTTCGCTCATGGAAGTCTTTGCTTCCCGGCAGTGCTGATGACAAGATCGCCTACGACGAAGCGCTGACCATGGTGCAGTCGTTGCGCAATGGGTTGGTTGAAGGCTTTGATCTTGCATCTATTGCGTTCAAGAAGAACCAGCCCAATGACATGATGAGCAAGATTGAGGCGCAGCGCGGTGGCGAACTGCCATCCATTAGCTCTGCTGCTTTTGGAATTGAGCAAGACAAATGGCTTGGCAAGGCCATTGATTACTACGGCACGGCGGTTACCCTGCCGGGCAGAATGCTCATGGCTGAAGATGAGTTCTTCAAGGGTGTGCTGTACCGCATGGAGTTAAACACTCAGATCACCCGCCGCAGCAAATCGGTCTACCGTGATGCGCTGGATTCCGGCATGCCAGAAGCAGATGCAATGGCCAAGGCTGAAGCTGAAGCAATTAGCCTATTCCAAAACCCTCCTCGCGATCTGGATGAGGCAGCTGTTTTGTTTGCGCAAAAGGGAACCTTCACCGCTGAATTGCCGCCAGCCCTAAAGCAGTTGCAAAAGACTTTCAACCACCCTGCCCTAAAGGTAATCGTGCCGTTCTTTAAGACACCGGCCAACATTGGTTTGCAGGTCATTGAGCGAACACCGTTTGCACCGCTGTCGTCACAGTGGCGCGAGGAGATCGCAAAGGGCGGCGTGTACCGCGACATGGCCTTGGCCAAAGTGACCCTTGGATCTGCTGTGCTGGCTACCTATGCGGCCATGGCTGCTGAAGGCAGTATCACCGGGCGCGGCCCAGCGCGTAAGGCTGACAGAGATGCGTTAATCCGCGACGGCTGGCAGCCCTACTCCATCAAGGTTGGCGACAAGTACTACAGCTACAGCGGCATGGAGCCAGTCTCTGCGCTGATGGCCATTGCTGCCGACTATGCTGAGTACGCCCAGCATGAGACTGATGCCAGCAAGATTGAAGAAGTATTCCTTGGTGGCACCTACGGCCTGTACGAGTACATCAAGGAGCAGCCCTACTTGCAAGGCGTGGCTGATGTGGCCAAGCTGATTGGCACCAACCAGCAAGGCGCTGTTGACGGCCAGAAGATCGTGGATGGTCTGGTCAAACAGTTTGGTGGCTTTGTGATTGGTGGCTCACCCTTTGGTGTCTACAGCTCTTTGCTGGCTGGCATTGAGCGCCTATCAGACCCAACCAACAAAGATACCCGCGCCAGCCCAGAGCTGCCCATGGGTGTGCGTGGATTTTTTGAAGCGTACAACAAGTACAAATCACGCATCCCTTACTTCAATGCAGACCTGCCGAATACGCTGAACCTTTGGGGCGATGAGACAAAGTCTGGCACCGGCGCAGCTTACGAGCTAGTGTTGCCAACACGGGTGACACCGCAACAGTTCTCCGAGGTGGATGACCTACTAGTACGCATGGGTTCACCCATTGGTATGCCTGACCGCAAGATTGACGGGGTTGAGATTGATGCATTCCAGTACAACCGGCTGCTGACTATCTACGGCAAAGAATTACCAAGCAAAGATGAGATCTTAAACATCATGCAGACACCCGGCTTTGACCTGATATCGTTAGATGATCAGCAAAAGACTGTGCAGCGTGTGCATTCCAAGTACATGGATGCTGCCAAGAATCAGCTCAAGGCTGAAGACCCAACACTGCAATTCAAAATCGATGAGCTTAAAGAGCTAAAAAAAGCTAATGGCCTCTATTACAAACCAGATTAAAAAAGTACAATTTCCAACAGGAAGGATTGCATTATGGCCACCGTACCAATCAGTAACGTAACTCGCCGAACAGTCTACGCACCCAGCGGCAGTGGTGGCGCTGGCCCGTATGCGTTCACCTTTGAGATCTTGGCCAACACCGACATCGCCGTCTTCAAGGACGACACGCTGCTAACCTTGACCACGCACTACACCGTGACCATCAACGCGAATGGCACCGGCTCGGTGACCATCACAGCAACTGGCTTGGCGCTGGCACCAACCTCACCAACCCAGTACGCCATTGTCGGCAACCGCACCATTGCTCGCACCACTGACTTCACAACGGGTGGCGACTTCTTTGCCAACACGCTGAACGACGAGCTGGATCAGCAGACCATCTTTGCCCAGCAAAACTCTGAAGGTCTACAACGTGCGTTGAGTGCGCCACAAACCGATCCGACCACCATTGACATGATTTTGCCAAGGTCATCTGAGCGAGCTAGTAAAGTACTCTCATTTGATTCCAGTGGAAACCCAACGGCCACTGAGTTTATTGGCACCAACAGGGGCAACTGGGCAACTGCTACTTTGTACTATGTGCGCGACATTGTCAAAGACACATCGACCAGCAACATCTTTCAAGTCACTGTGGAGCACACCTCTGTCGGGGCGCAGCCACTCACAACCAACGCTGAAGCGGCCAAGTACTTCTTGCTTGTTGATGCTGCTGCTGCTGGCGCATCTGCCACTGCTGCGGCGGCCTCGGCCTCGGCTGCTTCAACCAGTGCCAGCAATGCATCCACTTCTGCGACCAACGCTTCAAACTCAGCCACCACTGCCAGCACTCAAGCCAGTAATGCGAGCACCTCGGCCACAAGCGCCAGCGGATCTGCAAGCACAGCCACCACGCAAGCTACTGCTGCTGGCACCAGTGCCACAAGCGCGGCAGCCAGCGCTACATCTGCAACAGCTTCTGCAACTACCGCCACAACACAGGCAACAACAGCCACGACGCAAGCAACCAACGCATCAACCAGTGCGACCAACGCGGCGACAAGCGCAACCACCGCAACGACTCAAGCAACAACGGCTACAACTGCTGCTACAACTGCAACAACACAGGCAACTGCGGCTAGTACGTCGGCTACCAACGCGGCCACCTCGGCCAGCAACGCATCAACCAGTGAAACAGCTGCCGCCGCATCTGCTACCGCCGCTGCTGCCAGCTTTGATGCGTTTGATGACATCTACTTGGGTGCCAAGGCAAGCGACCCCACTGTTGACAATGATGGCAACGCGCTGACTACTGGCGACCAATACTTCAACACTGTCTCCAATGAGTTGCGTGTGTGGAACGGCAGCACATGGCAGGCAGCATCCACCATTGGTGGCACTGTGACCAGTTTAAATGTGACAGGAGTTGCCAGCTTTGCAGATGGGTCTGCTGCCGCGCCATCTATCACCAACGATGGCGACACCAACACAGGTATCTTCTTCCCTGCCGCTGACACCATTGCCTTTACTGAGGGTGGTGCGGAGGCTATGAGAATTGATAGTGGTGGCAACCTTGGACTTGGTGTTACGCCTAGTGCTTGGGCAAGCACATTTAAGGTATTGCAATTGCCTAATGGTGGAAGTTTTAGTACAGGTGCTACATCTGTACAAACAAGCATGAATGCTTATTTTAATGCTGGTTGGAAATATATTGCGGCAAGTACAGCGGCAAACTATTTTCAGCAAGGAAATACGCACGTTTGGAGAATTTCTGCTGATGCAACACCTGTCGTTGATGGTGCTATCACATGGACAAGTGCAATGACGCTGGATGCGTCTGGCAACTTGCTGGTGGGCGTAACAAGTGCCAATGCAAACGGCGGTGTTCTACAACTTAAATCTGGCATAACTTTCCCTGCAACACAAGTTGCCGCTACTGACGCAAACACGCTGGATGATTATGAGGAGGGTACTTGGACTCCAGCGGAAGCAACCATATCACTAGCCTCTGCTGTTGGTCACTATACAAAAGTCGGCAATATGGTTACTGCATGGGCTTATATGGTATGGCCTGTTACTGCTAATACAGCTAATACTGTTATAAATGGACTGCCATTTACGATAGCAAATGCTGAAGATAACCGTTCTTGTTTTGTAACTCAATGCAATGCTGCCTTGTTATTGTCTGGAACTGGTTCTATTATGGGAATACCAGCCTCTACACAAAGTCAACTGTTTAAGGCTGACGCAAACAGAGCAACAAACGCAAACATGACTACCGCCGAACTACGAGCAACTTGGGTTTATTATGTTTAATTTAAATTGTTAAAAGGAAATCAAAATGTCACTCACCAAAACCACAACTGTTGACCAAATCACAGTAACCGAAAACGGCATCGTCCTCTATCGTGAAGCTACACGCATCATGGAAGATGGCACACAACTGAGCCAAACCTATCACCGTTCAAGCCTGATACCAGCACAAGACCTTACAGGCGTTCCTGCTAATGTTGTTGCAATCTGTAACGTGGCATGGACTGCTGAAGTCATTGCCGCCTATCAAGCGCAAGTGGCTGCATCACAACTTCAAGAAGCATAAGCCATGACAACCACTTGGACAATCGCACAACTTGACCGCCAAACCTCTGATGGCTTGGTAACCACTGCTCACTACAGAGTAGACGCTGTGGACGGTGAATACTCTGCTGGCACTTACGGCACAGTAGGTTTTGAGCGTGGCACATCTTTCACCGCTTATGCCTCATTGACCGAGGCTCAAGTCATTGCTTGGGTCAAAGACAAGTTAGAAGTAACTGAGATTGAGGCAAGTCTGCAAACACAGATTGACGCACAGAAAACACCAACATCAGCCACAGGAGTGCCTTGGTGACCCCAGTTGAAGCCCGACTAGATACGCACGAACAAGTGTGCGAGTTTCGCTATGACTCAATCAACGCTCGGCTCAAGCGCATTGAGCAGATCCTGATCGGCAGCTGCGCGGCCATCATTGCAATGCTGTTGACGCTGGTCTTAAAGCTGTGATGCATCATGCCGCTCACCATTGCACTGGCCGCTGTAGCCTTGGTGAAAAACATCCGAGAAGGGTGCGAGCTTTACAAGCAGGCGAAGGAATCTTATCTAGAGATAAAGGAAACCTATGACGAGGTTGCTGGAATTGCTCAAGAGGTTCACGGGTTCCTTGGTCCAATCATTGCATTTTTCAAGGGAAAAAGTAAGCCTGCAAAGCCACCTCCTGTGGCTGCACGTTCAAAGAATAACTCTAAGTATGTTGCTGTTGATGAGACAAAAATCAAAGCAGATATTGTCAAACATATCAGCGAGTTTTTCACGCTTCAAGAAAAGCTAGCGGCCAAGATCAGACTTGAAGAGGAGCAGAGCAAGACAGTCTACGACCCAGATCAGAACCACAACATCGCGGCCATGAACAGAGTGCTTGCCTTGCAGCAGATGTCTGAGCTTGAGGTTGAGATCAGAGAGATCATGGTGTACCAGACCCCGGGCATGGGTGCCTTGTACAGCGAGGTTTTCAAGATGAGAGAAGTAATTGCAGAGGAACAGGAAAAAGCAAGACTGAAACAAGAGGCAACAAAAAGGCAAGAGGCATGGCAACTCAGGCAAGAGGAAAGAAACCTGCAAGCAAAGTTGGCAGCAGTAGTAGTGACTACCCTATTCCTCCTCTACCTGTGGCTGTGGCTCCTGCTGATAAATCGGTGGGGGAAGACATAGTGGCTGCGATTCTTCTGTGTGTGTTTATGGCGCTCATGCTGCCCCTTGGTGCCATGCTGTATCTAGACATTCTGGAAGCCAAGCATCAGGTCAATGTGCAATTGGAGAAAGTAGAGAAGCTCAGACGGCAAGTGGAACAGCAACAAAGGAAAGGAAACAAGGATGACTAAGCAGCTAGAAAAGAATTCAACATACGCAGCGTTTGACGCAGACGGCGACGGCGTTGTAACTGACGACGAGTTGGCCAAGAGCGAGCGCATGATGCAGATCGAAAACATGGACAAGCTGGCCGATCAGCAGCGTGTCATGGCTTGGGTCGCAATGGGCTTGCCATTCTTGATCATTGTCTTTTTGTGTGCTCCATACATAACTGACGCACGGGTTCAGATTGTGATGGGCTTGGCCACAACCTTTGCCGCAGCGATGGGCACCATTGTGGTCGCCTTTATGGCAGCCACTGCCTACATCCGAGGCAAGATGAACGATGCTTAAGATGGCTATTGCTGCTGTCATGCTGGCTGCAGCCTTTGCGTCTGGCTTTGCTGTGCAGGGCTGGCGCAAGGATGCGCAGATCGCAGAGATTGAGGCAGCCAACTCGGCTGCTGTGGCTGCTGCCACTGCGCAGGCCATGGAAGAAACCACCCAGATGCAAAGGAAAAAAGATGACGCACTACGACTCGCGGCCAAGCGTGCTCAAGAGAATGCTTCCGCTGCTGCTGCTGCTCGCGCTGAGCGTGACGGGCTGCGCAACCAGATCAACGCCGCCACCACCGCTTTGCCCACAGCTACCTGCTCCTCCGCAAGAGACTACGCCGCCACCGCCACAGCCGTATTCGAGCAATGTGCTGCAGCTCTTGAAGAGCTGGCGACAAAAGCTGATGGACACGCCACTGATTCAAGAACCCTGACCAACTCTTGGCCAACAACTGAAAGGAAACCATGAACCTCACAAAAAACTTTACCCTCAAGGAGCTCACCAAGTCAGAGACTGCGGTGCGCCATGACGTTGACAACCAGCCAAACGAAGAGCAGATTGAATCGCTGCGCTTGCTGTGCGAAAAAATCTTGCAGCCGGTGCGCGACCACTATGGCAAACCAGTGCGGATCAATAGCGCCTTCCGCTGTGCAGAATTGAACCGGCTCACGGGAGGATCTGCAACCAGTGATCATTGCAAGGGCCAAGCAGTTGACTTTGAAATTGATGGCGTGTCGAATGATGAACTGGCACGCTGGGTGCAAGAGAATCTTGAATTCAGCCAATTGATCCTTGAATTTTTTCAGCCCGGAGTACCTGACAGCGGGTGGGTGCATGCCTCTTACAACCCGCAGGCCCTAAAGGCTCAAGTGTTGACGGCCACCAAGGTGGCCGGAAAGACTCAATATCTTCCCGGCTTGGTGGTAGCTTAACCCTGCGATGCACCCAGTGCTTTGATGCGCTGGGTGTAGCTGGCCGTGTGCCGGATCCGCTTGACCATGTCAATGCGTGCGATGGTTTCTTCGTTGACTACACGCAGCTCCTTCAGCGCGGTCATGCGCTCACGGGCTGGCCGCTTGCCAGCTCTCGCTGTCTTGTCGGCCAGATCTTCGTAGGCATCTTGCCACTCATCCAAGCTCTCATGTATTGAGAAGGCTTCCTTCTTGCCGGGCACCATCAAGGCATAACCAAATCGTGCCACGGTATCAGCAGGCTGCAGCTCTTCAGCTTCAACTGTCACCAGCTCTGGCTCAACCGTGTCGGCAAACGCTGCCTCAATGATGACTGGATCGCTGGTGGTCGCGGGTATGGCCACGGGCTCCGGCTTGGCCACCAGATCCAACGGGTTGGCTGGCTTGGCCACAGGCTGGGGCTTGGCTTCATCAGGATAGTCCTGTGCTTCCTCGGCGCTGATCAAGCCCTTGAGCACATCGGGGAAGGCATCGCGCAGCGCAAAGCCGCGAGCTCTCATCTGCATCATGCGCTTGGGGTATGCCGACCATGGTCCTTGCTTGGCCCACAGGCCAGCTCGCTTGGCATCCTCGACACTGAACTTGGCAACAACCGGCTTGCGATTTTTTCGCTTGGCAATGCAGACGGCCACCGGGTTGGGCGTGCCTTCGTTCTCAAAGAACTCTTCAACGTCTTCGCAGACTGCGCTGGCCTGCACCAGCGCCATCATGGCATCGCCGTACACGCTTGGCTTGCCGTTGATTACCGCGATGTTCTGCAGCGCCTGCATGGGTGCCAGCCCCATCTCATAGCCCCACTGCACGCAGACCAGAATATCTTGGGGCTTGCCTTGGTAGGCCTTGGGCACCATGCTGGAGCTGGCCAGCATGTCGCTGAATTGGATGGCCTCGGTGAGGGTTGCTGGCGCAAAGCCCCGGTTAGTGGTGGTTAGTTCCATTTGGATCTCTCTCAGTTAAGTAGGTTTGCATGGTGGTGAAGATCAGGTGTGCCATGGCCTCGACAAAGGCCTCGGCTTGTGGCTCGGTGCAGCCGGTGGCATTAAGCATGGCCACGACAGCTGCGTCGTAGGCTTGCTGGATGTCGGGTCTGCCTTGCAGGTTCAAGACTGCTCCTTGATGGTCAGCGTGGACTGGCGCACAGAGTAGGCTTCCTTGGCCGGTACCAAGCGCTCGGCTGCCGCCTTGTAGTTGCGCATGGGCCAGTTGATTACAAAGCGGCCAGCTCGGCCACGCTCGGCCTGCCCCATCAGCTCCTTGATCTGTTTCTCAGCGTTGTCGATTGAGGCTTCGGCTTCTCTGACCACAGACTTAGCAGCCAGCAGCTCCTCGGCCAAGCGCTCGGCCTGCATGTCAAGGGAAATCTCTTCCTTGGCCACGGCCTGCGGGTACATGCGATCCATCTCTTTGCTTGTCTCAGGCGGGTACCAGTCAATGGCACCGCTGTCTCGGTAGGTCTGCAGCTTGTGCTCAAAGGCCAGCACAGCTTTGATGATCGCTTTTTGTGTCTCGCTATGCGGAGCGAACAGGAACACGCGCAGCTCAATGCCTTGGTAGAGCACGCAGACCGCGCCCCACTTGTGGCCGGTGATCAGCATCTGGCCTTGCAGTTGGATGGGGCCACGCGCAAGGTGGGGCACATCTTCGGGCAGCATCTTGGTGAGCTTGGCTTCCAGCACGCCGGGACCGTTGAGAATGATTGAGTCTTGGCCAACCACATACAGACCCTTGTCGGGGTCGGTGGTGATCTCTTGGCCAAGCCCAAAGCCAATGCCATCCAGCGAGCACGACAGGGCAACAGCGTTGTGTGTGTAGGCTTGTCCGATCTGGGTGTCATAGTCGGTGAGCCCCAAGCGCTTGGCTGATTCGATCAGGATGACCGGCTCCAAGGTATTGCCCCAGCCCATGGCTTCGTTGCCAATGTCCGGGCGCTCTTTGCCGTCAATGGCGTTGATGCTGAACTGCAGCTCATCATTGGGGGTGCTGTACTTGCTGAAGCCCATCAGCCCGGGTAAGCGCGATGCGCTCATTGCTTTGTCGTCGGTCAGTTTGCCTGCCATTTTTTACTCCTGTAATTGATAAACACGCACCACTCTGGCATGCGCTTGGGGGTGATTGGCCTCAACAAGGCCAACCTTGACGAACTGCTTTGTGCGGAAGACCGCGCCTAAAACAGATGGGTGGAGGTGCGCGGGGATCTGGATCCGCTCACGCACATCATTGATACTGACGCGGCCATGCTGGCGGCAGACCTCGGCGGCGACCGCCCGGCACCGTGCCAAGAAGTCGGCATCGCGCTGCTCAAACAGGTCGAGCTGTGCATCTCGGATGATCTGGCCAACCTTCATACGAAGATGATCACAACCAGCCCGATGGCTGAAACCACATACAAGACCATGTCGGCAGCCGCGGCTGCTCTGGTTTCAAGCGGGTGTGCTGGTGGCAGCAGGGCACGCTGCAGGCGCAGCATGTCGGGGTCTGATTCTGGGGTCAGGGGAAGCTCATAGCATGAGCCGATGATCACTTTGCCGGTATCAATTTTTTTAGCCATGGTTTACTCCTTAGATACGTTTGAGAAGGTTGGACACTTGTGAGGCGTTCCAGTTGGTGTTGCCGCGTGGGGTGGCTACGCCGCGTGCTTGCAGGGCTGCTGCGATATCGCGCATGGTATCTGCGCCAGACTTGGTGATGATGTCGCGCACGATGGGGCCAACGCGCTCAGCGTACTTGTCGGCCTTGGCTTGGATCTTGGCCACGCCGATGGCTGAGCCGATCTGGGGTGTGGGGCAGCCAAGGGTGCGGCCCTGTGCCTTGACCTGCGCCAGCGCTGACTTGGTGCGCTCGCTGATCTTGCGTGCTTCCCACTCAGCAAAGACGGCCATCATTTGCAAGAAGGTGCGGTCGGCTTCGGGCATGTCGGCGCAGACGAAGGGCACGCCGGACTCAAGCAGGCCAGAGATGAAGTGCACGTTACGGGCAAGGCGGTCGAGCTTGGCGATGACCAGCATAGACTTGGTGCGCTTGGCGGTGGCCATGGCAGCGGCCAGCTGCTCGCGGTCGTTCTTGCGGCCAGACTCGACCTCGGTGAACTCGGCCACCAGCTCGGCGGTGCCGATGTGCTTGGCCACAGCTGCACGCTGGGCATCAAGGCCGAGGCCGGACTGACCTTGGCGGTCGGTTGAAACGCGGTAGTAGGCGACGAATTTGGACATGATCAAGCCTCCAATGCTGCGTTGATGATGGCCTTCATCTCTAACGATTTGTAGGCGGCCAGAGCGTCATCAAAAGATTTAAAGTAACGGCCACTAGCTTTCCATGCCTTGTGTGAAGCATTGTTGCAGCACACATTGATGAAGCCAAATTTGCTGATGTAGACATGGGCAATAGTTTTGCCACAGCTGGCCTCAAAGTATTTACCGGCCTCTACTGTCTCGCTGCGAATGATAAGAATTTGCATGTTGAACTCCTTTGCGCTTTATCTGCGCGTTGAACATGAACGAACTATAACACGGTTTGTATATCGCTTTGGAAGTACCTAAACCAAGTATTTTCTAAGGAGTTACCCTAATACAACACATTGAGCTGGGCAGGCGGTATCAGGTAGATATACACTCAGCGCCCATGAAACCTAAACTCAAACCTTTCCTCATGCGTTTGCACCCAGCCACGCGGGAGCTGCTTGACAAGGCGGCTCTTGACCAAGGGCGCAGCGTGTCATCTTTGATCGACCAGTGCGTGCGCGAGCAGCTGCAGCCACGCTACGGCGAGCTCCAGCCCCGGCTGCAGCGGTTCCTCTCCGGGGTGCGCCAGCCATGACATTACAAGAAGCACACAAGCTGTTGGACATGGTGAGGGATGGCCAGCTGGTGCCGCCGTACCTGATTGAGCTGGCGCTGGTGGCCACGGGCGACAAGCCTGCGGAGCTTGGCCATGAGTGAAAACATCTTGGCACTGGATCTGGGCACCACCACAGGCTGGGCATGCAGGCCAATGGACGGCAGCATTGTGCATGGCTGGGCCAGCTTCAAGCCCGGCAGGTATGAGGGCGGCGGCATGCGCTACCTGCGCTTCAAGCAGTGGCTCTCCGAGCTCAAGGGCACGGTGGGCGGCGAACTGCAGGCCGTGTACTTTGAAGAGGTGCGCAGGCATGCCAGCACCGACTCAGCCCATGTCTACGGTGGTTTGATGGCCACGCTGACCAGCTGGTGCGAGCACCACAAGATCCCCTACCAAGGCGTGCCGGTGGGCACAATCAAGAAGCATGCGACGGGCAAGGGCAACGCTGGCAAGCAAGACATGGTCGAGGCCATGCAGCTGCGTGGCCACCCAGTCACTGACGACAACGAAGCCGACGCGCTGGCGCTTTTACATTGGGCATTGGAGGTGCAATCATGTTGATGACTGTTATTTGGGCTTTTGGGCTGATGCTGCTGGGTGCTTTTATAGCGCTTGGGGTGCTGTTTGTGATATTGATGTACTCGGAGATTGAATAATGTTGAATGTCAGCTACGTCAAGTTGTTCCGGGATGACGAAGGCATTGTCCGGGACACACAAGAAGCCAACGGTGAGATCCGCAACTTCCAGCACCAGATTGAGCTACTCAAGCACGCGCTTGAACGCGAGATGAACACGGTGGCCGACCTCAGAGAGCTGCTGGACTCAGTCAGGCGCATTGCATTTGAACTTAACGAAGAGATATTGAAAGACATACATGCCCAGACCACAAAGTGATATCACCGGCAAGCAGATACAGATCGCAGTCAGAGTGACAGCAAGCCAGAAGGAAGCCTTCAAAGACATAGGCGGTGCAGTGTGGCTACGCAAGCAGCTCACAGCTGAGCTTGAGCGGCGCTGGCAAGCACAGAAGCCAAGCATTGGCCAAAAGATTATCAGCCGTGTCTTTCGCAGATGAGCTGGCCTGCCCACAATGCGGCAGGGTTCACCCAGATGCCAAGCTCATCACGCTGCCTGACGGCACCAGCGTGGGCAGCTACAGCGAAGCCTACCGCGCCTACACCGAGGCCAAGTGGGTGCTTGATAAGCTGCCTGTCACTGTCAACCGCAGGCGCAAGTCAACACCGCAGATCAGCAGGCGGGACTACATCTTGGCTGTACAGGACAGGCGTGGCCAAGAGTCAGCCAATGAGCTGGCCAACAACGTCACCAAGCTATGGAAGGCATCCAAGTGAACGCGATGACTGAACCAGTCCACTTCAACATGCCCAAGCGGCCAAGGATCAAGGAGCAGGCACCCTTGCCAGACCAGCGCAAGATCGCTGTCATCCCGATCCGAGCATGCACAGACAAGCAGCTGACACCCGGCATGATCAGGTCATTCCTGCTGATCTGCAGCTACATGAACAGGTCAGGTATCACTTGGGTTGGCCAAAAGACCATGGCAGACAAGCTCGGCATCAGCCAGCAAGCCATCAGCAAACACCTTGTCAAGCTGACCAAGGCAGGCTACCTTGAAGTACTCAAGAAGCCCATGCCGGGCGCAAGGCACACCACATGGCGTGTCATCTTCGACCCAACCATCAGTGCCGATGACGCAGTCAGCATCACCAGCGCCATCGAAGACACAAGGCCACCCTACATGAAGGAGCAGCAAGCAATGGAAGCAGACAAACCAGATCCAGAGGGCCAACGCAGAGTCGCCCAAGCAATCAGCAAAGTACTCAAGCAACCAATCAAGAGGTATAAAACCATGCCCAAAGCAAACGAAACAGTCACAGTCAGGAACATGAAAGCAGCCATCAATAAGGCTCAATCAAAGGGATCTCAGGCACAACCCCCAGAGGTTGTACAACAAGACAGCAAACAGGCACAACCAGCGCCTGTGGATAACTCTGCCCAGATACAACCTAAAGGGGTTTATGGCACAACCTCTGAGGGTTGTATAAAACAAAGGAACAAGACAACATGTGAAGAAGTTAACTTAAAAGAAGAAGCAGACATGTCTGTTCTGCACAACCAAGATGTTCAGCAACTTGTCAGCGACGGCATGTCTGCACAGCAGATCAGGGACGCGCTCGACACCCTGCTGCCGCTGTACCAAGCCGAGGGCATCAAGCCCAGCAGCCGTGTCCTGATGGCAGGGATCCGGCAGTTGCAGGCAGATGCCCGATGACTGGATGCCCCGCCAAGCCCTTGGCTGGTGCCATGCAGCCACGACAGCATGCTGGTCTAGGCGCAGGTAGCCAGTCTGCATTCCAGATCGCTGTAGGCCTTGTAATGCTGCATGTCCAAATGCCAGACGAGCGTATGGTTTCTGTACAAGCCTGCTGCTGCGAGGGGTGTCTGGCTGCTGGCGGCTGGGAAAGCCGCATGTTTACTGACATCCCGGCAGGCAGGCTGCGTCTGGCCAGCCACAGGAATCGATACCCCTTCCCCCCGCCCCCTCACCGTAGCGTGCGGGGGTCTGTATGAAATTTTCCCCACTTTTTCAACGACAATGATGTAAAGGACTTTTATGACAAACGACAACGAGATTAAGCCCAGTGAGGGCAAGGCGTGGAAGAACGCTGAGAAGACTGAGGCATGGCATGGTGACTACAAGGGCACGTTTGTGATGCCTGATGGGACGAAGCACTTCCTTGATGTCTACGTCAACAAGAAGCCTGACGGCGGGGTTTGGTTCAAGCTCAAGGTGGGTAAGCCTAAGATGAGCAGCGCTGGTGCCGGGTCTGCTGTGCCTGTGTTTGCAGCTGCTCCCCAGCCGAAGCCAAAGGCTTTGGTGCCAGACCTTGATGATGACATTCCCTTCTGATGACTAGGGCAAGGGTTAAGTCAACCGTGATCCCTCCTTTGACCAACTGGGGTGGGGTGAGGTCTGTGCAGCGCAGGTTGGAGCGCTCAAGCACCATCATGGCCAACAAAGAGGCTGTGGCTTATGCATTGCTGAGCATGGCCAACACCAAGCTGACAGACATCATGAGCTGGGATGAGCAGGGCAACGTGACGGTGAAGAGGTCTAGCGATATACCAGAGCACGCGCTGCATGCGATCAAGTCAATCAAGGTCAACAGCAAGAAGGACTCTGATGGCAATGTGTACTCCACGCTGGACATTGAGCTCTACGACAAGGTGGGTGTGCTGCGTCTGCTGGCCAAGGCAAGTGGACTGCTTGACAACCCGGACGACGGCAGCGAGAAGCCGTCTGTGATTGATATCAATGTTGTTGCTCCAAGGGGGGAAGCATGACAGACGATTTAGGAATAGTCAGAATGGCTACGCTTGCTGATATTCCATATGTAATTTCTTTATCCAAAAAAGAAAATCATAGTCTTGGATTTATTCCAAAAATGGCATATGAATCCGCTGTCACTGGAATAAAAACAGGAGATAGGTGGAGCAATGTTTGTAACGACAAATTATTTGTAATTGAATGCAATAAAGATTTGGTCGGTTTTTGCATAGCCAGTTTTGGCATACCAAATGCAATAAGTAAAAAAGGCAAAATTGCACAAATATGCTTGCAAACGGATGCAAGAAAGTTTTTGCGCGGTAGAAAGCTATTGGACGAAGTTGTTAATTACGGCAAAACCCAAGGCACATTTGCATTCAGTGCAGGCTGTGCCAATGATTTGGAATCAAACTTATTTTGGCGATCAATGGGTTGGGTCAATATAGCTTCACGATTTGGCATAAGCCACAAAAACACATGGAAACAAACAAGCAAGCGAGTAATCAACATCTATCGTTACGATCTTTCAGATTTTTTATTGTTACTGGATTGAAATGAACTTGAAGATGAATGCCAGAGGTGAAGCATGAGCCGTACCAAAGAGATGTCCGACAAGACCGTGCCGATGGCTGGCTTGAACCTAGACTTCAGCGAGTCGCCGGTGATCTACGACTTCATCCAGTCCAAGAACTTTGTGCAAGGGATCATGGGGCCGGTGGGGTCGGGCAAGAGCTATGGCTGTGCAGCCAAGATCTTCATCAAGGCTGTGCAACAAAAGCCAAGCCCGATTGACAACGTCAGGTACAGCAGGTGGGCGATTGTCAGGAACAGCTACCCCATGCTCAAGACCACCACCATCAAGACTTGGCTTGACCTGTTCCCAGAAGGCACCTTTGGGCCTATGTTGTGGACACCGCCCATTACCCATCACATCCGCTTGCCTGCCCGTGAGGGCGCAGCTGGCATTGACTGCGAGGTGATATTCCTTGCCCTTGATCAACCCAAAGATGTCAGGAAGCTGCTGTCTTTGGAGCTGACAGGCGCTTGGGTTAATGAGGCGCGTGAGCTGCCCAAGGCTGTCATTGATGGCTTGACCCACCGGGTTGGCCGGTATCCGACAAAGCGCGATGGTGGAGCAACATGGCACGGCATCTGGATGGACACCAACCCCATGGATGATGACCATTGGTGGCACAGGATGGCTGAAAAGGAGAAGATGACTGGTGCCTATGCATGGAAGTTCTTCAAGCAGCCCGGCGGTGTGGTGCCCGTGGACGTTGAGAACCTGCCAGACATGCCAGAGGCCAACGATCACATCTTTGCGTCTGGCAAGTGGTGGAAGGTCAACCCCAAGGCTGAGAACATCCACAACCTGCCGCCCGGCTACTACCAGCAAATGCTGCTTGGCAAGAACTTGGACTGGATCCGCTGCTATGCCGGTGGGGAATACACCTATGTGCAGGAAGGACGGCCTGTTTGGCCAGAGTATGAGGACTCAACCATGTCGGGTGAGACTGAAATTGAGCCTAATGTGCCTATACAGGTCGGGCTTGACTTCGGATTGACCCCAGCGGCCACCATTGGACAGCGTTTGCCCAACGGCAGGTGGCTGATCCACCAAGAAATCGTGACTTTTGACATGGGTCTGGAGCGCTTTGGCCACCAACTGCTGGCTGAACTGAATCAGCGCTACCCCAACCACCAAGTAATGATCTGGGGCGACCCAGCAGGCATGGCCAGAGATGCGATATATGAGGTCACAGCCTTTGATTACCTCAAAACCTTGGGGCTGCGAGCACAACCTACCGCCAGCAACGACTTTAAGGTGCGCCGCGAGGCCTCTGCCGCCCCCATGCAGCGCCTGATCACCGGCAAGCCGGGGCTTATTGTCAACCGCGATTGCAAACTGCTACGCAAAGCGCTTGCAGGTGGATATCACTTCAAGCGTGTGGCGGTTGGCGCTGGCCAAGAGCGCTTTCGGGACGCGCCAAACAAGAACGAGCACTCTCACATTGGCGACTCCTTTGGCTACCTGATGCTGGGCGGCGGTGAGTACAACCGCATGACCCGCACCCACCAGCTCGGTGGCCGACCCATGGGCCAGTCCAGCGCCAGCACCGACTTCGATGTGTTTGCATGAGCTATATATCGCCACGATATACAGTAATTGCCCCTTGTACAAAGTTCAATAGAATCTGTTGGTATGAGTACAGCCATCATTGAAATGCCAAAATCAAATCTGCCTGCACCAGTGGCGCGGCAGAAGATCATGGCCATTCAAAAGGCTTGTCAAGCGCTGCCAGATGGTGAGCGCATGGATGAATCCCCACCCCTCAAGCACTGGCTGGCACCCGGCCTCTATGCGCGTGAGATCCACCTGCCCGCTGGCACCGTGGTGGTCGGCAAGATCCATCGCCATCGCCACTTCAACATCATCAGCCAAGGCAGCATCACCTGCTACACCGAGTTTGGGCTGGAGACACACACAGCGCCAGCGTCATTTATCTCCGAGCCGGGCACCAAGCGAGTGGTGCATACCCATGAGGATGCAATCTGGACAACAATCCACCCCAACCCGACCGATGAGACAGACATCAAGACACTGGAAGACATGTTCACCGCGCTGGAATACGCCGAGCTGGGCATGGAGGTTTATGAACACAAGGAGTTAATTGAATGACATATTTTATCTCTGGTGCCATCATCTTAAGCACCGCATACAACGCAGACCAAGCGCGTAAGTCACGAAAACAGGCTGAATCAGACCAGCGCACTATGCTGGCGCAGCAGTCCTCTGACCAAGCAGCCATGCGACTTGAGCTTGGAAGACAAACCGCTGAGTATGCCAAGCAAGGCGCATCCCTTGAGCAGCAAGCCAACACCGCCCGCGAGCAGTTTGCGACATCGCAGCAAAACTACCAGACCAACAAGCTGGAGATGGAGAGCAAAGCAAAAGAGGTGCAGGCCGCAGCCGACGAAGAGCGCCGCAAGGCAGCAGCTGCCGAAGCATCTGCGCTCAGAGCTCGCACCCGTGGTGGCCGTAGATCCCTGCTCTCAGGTGAGCGCATGGATGCAGAGCTGGGTATTGGTATGGATCTCGGCAGCGCAGGCATGAGGATCCAGTAATGGCCACACTGCCCCAATTCAAACAACGCCAGATCGCCCGGCGCAGCACATCCGACATTGACCGGCTGGCCAAGCAGTACAAAGCCAACATTGATGCGCTGACCGGTGAGTACCAGACAGCATTCACTGGCTACCAAGCCGGTGTGGCTGAGCAGATGAAGCCGTTTGAGACTCAGATGGCCACATACAAAGAGTCGCTGCTGCCAACCTATGAAACACAAAAGTCTGCCTACCAAAAAAAGCTTGATGACTACAACGTATTGCTTGCAGACTTAGAAAAAAACCCAGTGACTGAGGCAACAGGGGTCAAAGTAACCAAGGAGCCAAGGTGGGGTTTGTGGGGTCTGGCTGGATATACAACAAAGCGTGAAAACTTTACCTACTACGTCCCAAAGCCTATACCGACGTTCACCGAAAAAGCGCCCGCGCTGCCAACCGCGCCAACCGCGCCAGACATAGAGAAGTTTGACGAAGGTGAGTTCGGTGCAAAGCGCACAGCAGCCGAGAGCACATTTAAACGAGAGGTGGGCGAGCGCCGCGCCGCAAGGCTTGGTGCCGTTTCCCGCAAGATGAGTAGACCAATGTTAAGAGGAGCTGAATAATGCCCGGACACTATGACGATAAATCAAGCAAGATGAAAGACAAGGTCGCCAAGACCATGCGCGAATACAAGGCTGGCCAGCTGAAAAGCTCAAGTGGCGACAAAGTCACAAGCCAAAAGCAAGCCGTGGCCATTGCCATGTCTAAAGCTGGCAAGGAAAAGAAGTGAAAGAGGTCTGGGACAAGCCTCGGCCCAAAGATCTTGGCAAGCCAAAGGAAATGTCATCAGCCGAGAAGCGCAACGCTATGCGTCGTGCCGCAAAAGCTGGCAGGCCTTACCCCAACTTGGTTGACAACATGGCTGCGGCGCGAGAAAAGAAGTGAGCAAATACAAGGATCCAGAGGGTGGGTTGACCGAAGCCGGTCGGCGCAAGTTTGAGAGCTCTGGTGAAAGCGGCAACCTGCAGCCGGGTGTCAAAGAAAAGAGCCCAGCAGGCCAAGCGCTGCGTCGCAAGGGATCATTCCTGACCCGTTTCTACACCAACCCAAGCGGCCCACTGGTGGATGACAAGGGCAAGCCCACCCGGCTGGCGCTGGCAGCCAATGCGTGGGGAGAGCCGGTGCCGCGCACAGCTGGCGCAGCTGCAAGGCTGGCAGCCAAAGGCCGCAACATGTTGGAGAAGTACGAATTGCAAAAGGATTGATGATGGAATACGAAAAAAATAACCCGTCTGGCGGCATGCGTCTGACACCAGAGCAGATCTTGAAACGGCAAACCGCCGCCCAAGCCAAGAAGGATGAATTCCAGCAACTCTACCAAGATGCCTACGAATTCGCCTTGCCCCAGCGCCAGCTATACGGTGTGTGGGAGGGTGGCGCAGTTGGGTCCAAGAAGATGCAGCGCGTCTTTGACTCGACCGCCATCAACTCCACCCAGCGCTTTGCCAACCGGCTGCAGTCTGTTGTGTTCCCGCCACAACGCAAGTGGGCCAAGCTGGAAGCTGGCTCGGATATCCCGCCAGAGCGCAAGCAGCAAGCCCAAGCTGTGCTTGAGGTCTACCAAGAAAAGATGTTCACCATGCTGAACCAGTCCAACTTTGACATCGCCATGGGCGAGTTCTTGCTGGATCTGGCGGTAGGCACCGCCTGTATGATGGTGCAGCCCGGCGACGATGTGCAGCCGCTCAACTTCATCCCCGTGCCCCTGTTCTTGGTGAGCTACGAGGAAGGTGCCAACGGCCAAGTGGACAACGTCTACCGCCGCATGCGCATGAAGGGTGAGAGCATTCAGCGCCAGTGGCCAGATGCCGAGATATCAGACGATCTAAAGCGCCGCATAGAGAACAAGCCTACTGATGACATAGAGTTGCTGGAAGCCACGATCTATGATTACAAGCGTGGCGACTACTGTTACCACGTTATCGACAAGGTATCTAAGACAGAGATTGTCTACCGCCGTCGCAAGATGAGTCCGTGGGTGATCAGCCGGTACATGAAGGTGGCTGGCGAGATCTATGGCCGTGGCCCGTTGATGACTGCCCTGCCCGACATCAAGACGCTGAACAAGGTCAAAGAGCTGCTGCTCAAGAACGCATCGCTGGCCGTGGCCGGTGTATATACAGCGGCAGACGACGGTGTGCTCAACCCCAACACGGTCAAGATTGTGCCGGGTGCCATCATCCCAGTGGCTCGCAATGGTGGATCCCAAGGCCCTGCCCTGCTGGCTCTGCCCCGCTCTGGCGACTTCAATATCAGCCAGCTGGTGATCAACGACATGACGGCAAGTATTAAGCGGATCTTGCTGGATGAGTCGCTGCCACCCGACAACATGTCTGCACGGTCTGCCACCGAGATTGTCGAGCGCATGAAGGAGCTGGCCCAGAACCTTGGCTCTGCCTTTGGCCGCTTGATCAACGAGACCATGATCCCCGTCACGGCCAAGATCTTGGAAGTCATGGATGAGCGTGGCCTGATCGACATGCCGCTGCGGGTCAACGGGCTGGAAGTCAAGGTTACCCCAGTGGCCCCGCTGGCCATGGCGCAAA